CGGCCCTGCCGCAATTCAACGGAGAGCCGTTCAGGAGCCTCCCTGCTGCGTCGATCTCTCCAGGGGGCGTGAGAAGACGGCTTAGGTGGCTCCAGCCAGCAGGGGCGATCCTGCTAGGTAATGGTGTACCGGAGAGTCCCTGAGTTACGGTCGGCAGCAATGGTCAATTTCCGGCCATTGCTGAAGGTGAACTTCATGCTCTGATCCGAGGGGCCGAGACGCCTTTCAAAATCAAGCTCAGTCTCCGCTTTCGTGATGTCTGAAATAGTCAGAGCCTCGCCCTTGAACCGGGCAATGACCGGGCCTAATCGTCCGTCCTCAAAATCAAGTTCATCCTCTCGAACCCAAGCAGTGACCGTGCCGACTCCGACAGTGAATTCCACTTGGTACGAAACATCGGGGGGATCTTTCTGGTCGAGTGTTGTGCCTACGCTATCAGCCGGAACAATTACCGCTCCGGCGTCATCGTCATAGATTGCTCTTTTTGCTCTTACTGTTACTTGCGCCATCGGTAATTTCCTGAAGTCGGCCTTTTAGCTCTTCAATGTATTTGGTTGCCGCTTCGGTCTTATTGTGCAAAGCCTTCATTACAGCTTCAACACAAAGAGAGAACTTGCGACGTTCTTTATCAAAGGCTTCCTTAAAAGCCTTCGTCTCTGTTGGATTCAATTCCATTATCGTCACCATCCTACGATAGCGAGTATTGTCCGATGCTTTTAGCGATTGCAGGTACATCGGTTTGTAAAAGTGAGAGAATGAAATGACTTTGTTCTGAACATTTTCAGAACCTTCTACCAGCATGTTCTTAATTGCTCTGTAAAAGTCTTCTCTCGTTGCCCGTGCGTCACTCTGGGAGGTCATCGTGTAAAGCCTCGTTTACTTTGGCATCTGCTCGGTTAGAAACTCTCGCTTCAATTTTGTACTTAGGATCACAATGCACTTGCCGCCCTCGCTTCTTTGCAGTGATTAAGTTAGTCCGAGTAGTTCTAGCCGGAATGTATTTGGGAACAAACTTACAGAAGGCGGGGTAGTAAACTTCCTCGCCCTCTGCCAAGGCTTTAATCGACTCTTCGATAATTGCAAGATGGATCTTGCGAACCTTTGTCCAAGATTCCCCAGTAGCTTCAGCTACTCTGTGAAGAAACTCTTTGTGTCTCATCGGTTGTTAGATTTCTGCCTCTTTGTTTTGGGTCTCTTGATTCTAGATGTTAGGTCTTCAAGTTGAGCTACCATCTCACACTCATTGCAGACAAGGTATAACCCGTCATCACCTTCTGCTTGTGAAGGACTAATACTCACGTCCTCTGTAAGACAATTTTTGTTAGGACACACGAGAGGTTGAGTAGCTTTCAAAATTGCTGACAACTTTTCTAGCTCTTCATCCAAGTCGTACATCTCCGCGAGTCCCCGACCTTCCCTTTCAGGATCTTTGAACTCCTCCAGATCAGGTAAGTCAAACTCCTCACCTTGCTCAAGGACTTCTTCAATCATTACTCCAGCAGAAGCCTTCTTCTCATACTCCTTCAGCGTCTTAGTTGAGTAGTCTTCCGGCTCTTCTTCCGAAGCTCCGAAGAACCCCGGCTTCTTGCGACCGCTACTGTCATCATCGTCACCGTCATTATCCTGGTTTGGATCGTCTGGGTCAGGTGACGTGTAGAGCTTCGCTTCTCGCAACGGTAGACCTAAGAACTTAACCATCAACATTTCAGACCATGCTGTACCGTTCTTAATGTTCAAGCTTTCTTTCAAGTCAGCAAGGTTACGCACCGTCTCAATTCTCAAGGAGTACAGCTCACTACGCTGTAAGTCATCCAAGTAAGAGATTGGAGTAGTCTTAACCTGGAAAGCATTGTCAGCATCTTCAGCATCAACCCCTGTTACCGCTAAGTGAATGCGGCACAGTTGAGCAATGCCTAACCTGAAAGCTCGTTGTACACGCTTGATCTTGCGAGCAAAGCGCACGTCCTGTTGGGCTAAGGTAGCCTTGCTGTTGATGTCTCCCTCATAGCCCATGATGGCTTTAGGGATTGCGGTAGCTGCAAAGAACTTTCTCAAGAAGTGTTCAACATCATGGATCTCATCAGCGTTAGCCGAACCGCTCAAGATGTCGATACTGCTTTGGTTGTCCTTACCTCTCGGCCAGAAGATTTCATCATCCACTGCATACGGGTTGTACTCTTGGCGGAGTGAACCTGTGTCAGTGTTGTAGTAGAACTTCTTCTTCAGTGCTTGACGCCAGCGCGTAACTGTCTGCCATTGTTGGTCGGGCGTCTGTGTATCGGTGTCGATGTAGTAAACCACACGATCAGGCGCACGATTGATCCGGTAAAGAACAATCGAGTCTTCCATGATCTTCAGTTGTCGCCATGCTCGGCGTGTACCAAGAATCATAGACTCACCGTGCTTGCTATCTCTACGACTGCTTACTAAGCGGAAGTGTAGGAAATCCCAAGGGCGGCTAATGTGGTCGGTGATGTCGTTCTCTAGTTCTTCGTAAGGCTTCGCTTGCATGTCCACAGGCAACAAGCCAGGAACAAAACCTTTGAGTTTACCGAACTTGTCTTCGACTCGACTGATGCGTTCTGGACGGATGAAGTCTAATGCGACTACTCCGGCTTCTTCATCAACCACCACCCGCTCAAAGTCATCACCGTATTTACACATGGCGCGAACAATAGAGAAGGCGGATTCTTCAATGCCTACTCGGTCAAGCATCTTCATTAAAGACGCCTTAACTTTATCGTTCTTCGCTTCAATCCAAACAGTACGATTACTATCTGGGTCTAACTGAGTTGACTCTTCTGCATAAACATCTAGCGATGCTGTCAGCAGATCATAAGTATCCATCTCCTCGACAAGGGTGTACACCGAACGTCTGTCAAGCTCGAAAGCAAGTTGTGCGTTGTACCAAGAGTAAGTTTCCCCACCTAACCATTCTTCCGTACCGAACGGCATGGACGGTTCTAGGGATCTGTCTAAACCAAAAGTCTTCCGCAGTAAGCCGAACTTCTTCAGCATCGGAGTGCTTTCAATAAAGCGTTGAGCTAAGTTCTTTTTGAACGGCTCTAACCCAAGGGCTTGCTTTTGATAAGGAGGTAGGTTTTTAAGCTGCTCCTCTGTCAACATTTTTGCAGCGTAATTCTGCAAGAACTTTTGGTTGTCTTTAGCGTCTGGTAGGTTCATCGCGCTGAGAAGCCTTTAAGCTTTTTATGGACTGGATTATCTCGAATCAGCCATTCGAGGTCTTGAGCGTTTGAGCCATAATCAGGTACGGCTTCCGTGAGGTTTGCACGTTGAGCAGGTTGTACCTCTCCTCTGAAGTTAAGGTCTTCTGCTTCCATGATATGTTGACACACAGCTACGGCAGAGTCAGAAACGTCTTTCGAGCCTTTGACTGTTTCACCGTTGATGGTAGTCATCTTTTCAGGGTGGTCGATCTTCATTGTTTTAAGATCCCGTTGAACACTAAGGATCTCGGACAAGAAAGGTTCGTATTCGTACATATCCACACGCTGCTCTACTAAAGCTTGCTTCATGTAAACGTAAGCTGCATCTGTTCTATCGACAGAAAGCAACATGGCATCGAAGTTGTTCTTCTTCAAACTCTGAATGGAGTCAGCAGACTGATAACCATCGTAAGACACTTTGGCAATCTGGAAGCCGTACTCTCTGAGCATGACAATGAACTCCCTAATCTTAGACAAGTCAATCTCACTACCCATCGGAGGGTTAATCCTTAACATAAAGTCATACCTAATGATAGGTAACTGTATGGAGTAAGAGGAGCCATCTTCCGATTGGTAATTTTTCTCTACAAAGCCATCTTGATGACCCATTGCAATCGAGGCACTGTCACCAGTCAACGCAAGGTCAACATGAATGAACCGTAAGGCATCTGGACGATGCTTCACTTGGTACTTTGAGTTGCGAATTCTGAAGAGTTTCTTCATCTTCACAAAGTCAGCGATCTCAATAGGTGAGTAGATGTCTAGGACAATGCTCTCCTTCTTGAATGGGTGATCTCGGTCATCGTTGATGCACTCGAAGACTTTCTCTCTTTGCGTGATGAAGGTGTATGTACCGTAAGTAGCAACACCCGCGATGTCTCGAATGGACTCATCTACATCATCTTCAAAAGCTCGGTAGTATTCAACAGGGACATCAATGACTCTAGAATCTACTGGAGGGATGTCTGTAGCAATCAAGATTTTTGATTGCAGTGTGGCGCTTCCAACTAGAACACGGAAGGTATCTCCGCAGTAGTCCTCTTCCGGCTTTACTGCCCAATGAGCGAAGTCAGACACATGAACATGTGACTTGCCTTTATTCTTGCGAATAAACTCTTCAACGTAATCTGATTCATGCTGCTTCGATGATACCAAGCAAATCAAACCAGGGATTCTACCTAGCTTCATAAAGCGTGATTCCATCCGTCGAACAGTTGCCGCGTGTAGCTTGTGAGCTTGGCCTAGCTGCTCTTTGTCTTTAGCCTCTTTCATAAAGGCCGCTTCGTCAATCAGCACACTGAAGATGTTTTCACCTAGCGCGTGAAGTTCAGTCGAACCGCTAATTACCCTCACGTTATTGGGGAAGATGATTGCGGTAGTCCTTGACTTGTCTCTTGCAAACTTCTCTTTGAAGTATGGAGACCTTGCTATCATTTCAGCCATATAGCCAAAGCTAGTAGTCTCGACTTTGTATTTGTGTACGTTGTAGAGACCAAAGATGATTGCGGAACCAGGAGCCAACTTGTAGAAGGCTTGAGGATCACGCAACAACGACAGCTCATAGATTACCCGGAGTTGTGCAACCACAGCGTTCCAAGTCTTACCCCCACCAATAGCTCCGGTATTTCCTGAGTAAACACCAGAGCCTTCTTTTGTCTCGATGGCGAAGTTACCCCACTCTGGTACAGTTAGGCAATACACATGCTCGATAGCGTCTTTCTCAATGCTTTCAATCTTGTGATTTCGGTACTTGTACGCATGTGGGCAATACTGGTTAGCAAAGGCTTCCCAGGTAAGGTTAGCCTCCTCTAAAATCTTGTAGATGCGTCCTCTTGAACAACCTACTAGCTCACCGAGATTGGACAATTTAGAGCATTGCGGAGCAGCTTCAACAAGTGACTCAAAAGTTACGTCAAGTCTCCTATTAGGATGCACAGCATTAAACTTCTGCATCTTCTTAGTGTGCATATCTCTGAAACCCTGCTTAGACCACAGAGCCTTCAACGCCTTCTTCGAGTTACCTTGTAAGTTACGCTGTCTCATCCGATCAGAGGCTTGAAGGTGTTGCTTCGGATCAGCCCATCTAACTTCACACCCTTGAGTAGCACGTCTCACATACTCATCATGTGTGATGGTAGCTTTAGCTAAATTTTCTTTGGCTACTCTTTTACCCTCTTTCGACTTTAACCATCGCTTATGGCCGCGCTGCATCTCAGAGTTCGGATCAGCAGCGACTACTTTTTGTCGTTCACTGATTTTGCGTAGATGCTCCTTAGACTTAGGAGCTGTAGCATGTAATTGAAAATGTTCTTTCCAACCCATCACCCTTAGATTTCTTGGGCTGTTATCCCTCTTCTTGAAATTTTCATGGTGTATTACGGAACGATCATCCCCGAATGAGTTAGGCAAAGTCCCATAGCGGTAACGAGCAGACATCTTATGCGTATACTCAAATTCTCCGGTAGCTGGATGTAAGACCCTTTCGTAGCCTACCAACCTGCCACCGTCACCTTTCTCTGAAAGTTTAGTTTCAAAAGGCATTAACGCATCTCCGGCCTTCAAGTCTCTCAGTCTGCGCTTCTTGCCGTCCCTACAAACAAACTCATGATCGGCATTAGCTTTAATCACAGAACCATCGTCCAAAGTCATCTTGTACAACTGATCTTTGGCGAACTTCGTAACCTTGGTACATTTACCCGGAACAGTATTCCCTTGCTTGTCTACTGAATAAACCCAGAAGGGCTTGCCAACTTTTTCAAACCTTGTATGGAGCTGCTTGAGAGTACGCACTTTGCCTCTAAGGAGAGGTATTTTGGTATCTCCCGACAAGCAGAAAATCCACTCCATCGGGCGATAGCCAGTCTTAAAAATCTTAGCGTGTTCTGCTCGCCACTTCGGGTACATAGAATCACCAATCTCACCCATGTAATACGGGTCTTCTAACCACTCCATCATAGGCATTGGTTTCTCTAAATAATCAATATCCCAAAGAGTGTCCAAAACATCTGAATGGCCCCGTAACCCTACCTCTTCAAGCACTTGCCCTAGCAGTGATTTCTCTCTGGTTGAAAGGGTGTCGAAGAACACTCTATTTTGATGATTCAAATCACCTAAGACTTTCTCAAGCAAGTTACGATGTGCTTTCTTCTTAGGAGCCTTGACAACTTTCTTTCTTCTTATGCGTCTAATCGTCATTTTGCTTAGCTCCTTTCATCAAGACTTCTGCTATGTCGCTGAACAAAGCTCGGATAGCGTCGCGCCTAACCGAGGGCATGTTTTTGATGTCTTCAAGATCACTGCCTTCAGAGTCCTTGGCAGGTAATGCGTCATCGGGGATCTTCGCTTGTGTTTCCTTGGATACGTCACCAATGAAGTCTAGGTCAGTATCGACTTGATCTTTGGCAATCTTGCGCAGTCCGGCGAGTTCGACTGTTGACGCTCCGGCTACTCGCTCTTCAGTGAATAACCTATCGTCAATCTTATCCATAAACTCACTGAGCTTGCTGGCTCGACCGATCTTCCTTTGTGCAATGAGATGCCTGAAAACTTCTAACCTGTTCCGGTTGCTCCGAAGGGTTACTTGGAGCTTTTCCAAAGCTTCGGGCGAAAGCTCCCCCACAGCTCCGGCATGAAGCCAGTCTAAGGCTTCTTTGTCGGGGTCAGTCTTTCCTCGGATTAGTGCAAGATGGTCAGGCGGGGTTTCATCTACGGGGTCTGCTTCAACCTCTACGATGTTGTCCGTAACCGTCACCTTCCTCTTCTTTTTCTTCTTTTTCCTAACACGCTTTTTCTTTACCTTGATCGGTTTAATGCTTCCGATCTCGGGTAGTGCGTTTAGGTCTGCTGCGTCTGTTTCTAATTTTTCCATCTTTCCTCAGAATCTCTGAGTAGTGCTTATAGATGCTAGTCACGCTGGCAACCGTAAGCCCGTACTCTTTTGCAACTAGGGCGACGTTCTCCGGGCTATCGTCTCTCCGTAGTTTATTGAAGATGAATGCTTTGTTTGCTGAGTCGTTTAGAATTTCTCTTGAGGGAACCTTCAATGTTATCCCTGCAAACAGATCCATGAACTTAATGACCTTCTCGGCCCCGAACACTTCTAACAATTCAGGCAACACTGTATGCGCTGCGGTATCTAGTAGCACAACATGAAACACGTCCATCAACTCCGCTAAGTCCTTATCAAGGATAAGTGGGTCATGCTGTGAAGACATCGGGAATCCTCTCATACGGTGTGTCTTCAACGTACATCAGACTGGAGTAGTCATCACGCACATCATATAGCACACGCCTCATGCTAACCAAAACCCAGGAGATGTAATCCTTGGCTAGTGACTTGGGTAAACTGAAGCGGCTTGCTACCAATCCATAAGACACTTCTTTCTTATCCCACACCCTAGGGATGATGTACCTAATAGCTGCTTCATGATCCATGCCGTAACGTCGCAACTTCAAGATGCGTTCAGTGACTAACACAGGTAACTCCTCGGTCAAGAAGATACGTCTATCAACACTCAAGCTTGCAGCTATGGGATTGACTAGCTCATCATCAATCCACGGTAGGGATTCCTCTAGGTCATGAAACAAGTCCCGCTCTAGCTTCAAGGCTATGTGACCCTTTCGCATAAAGTGGTAGGTGACTTTGTTCGACCAGTTTACAAAGTGACTTTTAGTTTCCGGTCGAAAGGTTCTCTTGCGTAGCGCCATGAACAACTCAGTTGCCATTGACACTAGCAAGCCATCGTTCTCGTTGTCTCGGAGTGGGAAGTTACGTTTCCGCTTCAGGGTAATGTACACCAGAGGCACAAGGCACTCGAAACAGCGTAGCATTCGGTACTTCTTACCTTTTCTTAACCACACTAAGTAATGCCTGTAAGCTCGCTCTATTTCTAAAGGAGCTTCCATCCACTTGCGCCATTCGCATTGTCCCAGAGTCACGGAATAGTCATTGATCTTAGGAGCATTAGACATTAACCCAACAATGTGTGTACGGCGGTTAAATGGAAAGCTACGCCTCTAGCTTCATCTACCCTAGAGCTTAGTTGTCTACTGATAAACCGACCACCTGCATCGCCTAGGATCTTAAAAGTGACACGCACCCCTTTAGTAATTTGGCTCATGTCACTACCTTCTTCAAAGCTATCGGGTCTGAAGACAACAGGGACATCGAAGTTATCTAGCTTCAAAGCGCCTATAGTGCCATCCCATGATTCAACTACTCCCGTGTAATTGGGGTACAGTTCCAGAGCTGTCGGTGTTTGGTGATTCGTCATCGTCTAAGTTCTCGGCTAGAGTGTCAGCTAAGTGATTAAGTTTATTAGCAATTTGGGGATTCGATCTAAGTAGTAATCCTCGGGCTACTTTCAATGTGTCTACGATGTCTCGCAAGTCCTCGATCCCTTCCGTAGGTTCGTCATCACGTTCCAGCAAGTGATCGGTAAGAGCTTCTGTAAAAGCGACATGCTCATCAGAATGACCCTCCCCGTCATCTCTTTGAAGTGCTTCGCTAATCGAAAGCAGCCCCATACAAATCAGCGCAGTATCAGTCATCGTCCAGTTCCTTAAAATTGTGTCGTTTTTGCATCTCTAGAAAAAGCAATCTAGTGAGTCGGCGTTTATGTCTCCTCACTAGAATAGACGGCCTTCGTGACCGCTTCAGCTTTAATGCTTTGAGCTTTTGTTGCTTAGTCCTCCGCCTCCTCATCTTCCTCCACCGTTGGGCCTACAAGAATCTTGACATCATCTCTCCACTGACAGTCAGCGTAAAGCTCCATAGCTAACCCCGCTCTAGGACTCGACAGGTATTGCTTAACTGCACTTGTTCTAGACTTGGGCTTAGTAGTTGGTGATGTTTGGATTTCATCGTCGTAGTTCCAAGGTGTTACCAAAACCTTCTTACGGCCTTTGGTTCTCTTGAAGTTGTAAGAGAGAAAGAATAGAGCTTCGCTTTCCGCGTACTCTGCTAAGGAGTCCAAGAACTCGAAAGGCTCTTGAACCTTATCAACTACGTCTAGAGCTACAATGCAATCAAAGTAGCCTTCAACGTCTTCCGGCATTGCGCCTAAAAAATCAATCGTGTGGACATCCGCCACAATGCTATCTTGCCTAATCCGTCTCTGAAGTACCTCCATAGTTTCTGACTCTTCGATGCCGACCAGCACCAAGTCACAATCAAATTCCTGGAAGGGGTAGACATAGGTTCCGATGCCAGCGCCGTAAATCAACACCCTCGGATGCGGGATGCCTTCATCGCGCAGAGTTTGAACCGCTAGACGGATGCTCTCAAACCGCTCATGAGCGACTGTGGTGCATTCTTGGCGCAGGAGGTGTGATACCCATGCTTTATGCGTCCCGAAGTCGTGACGGTGCGTAGCTGTAGCGTTCAGAGGAATCTGCTTGTCCTCAGAGTCCCGACACGCTGACTTGAAGCCTTCGAGCATTGCTTTCTCATTGAAGAAATACTCCGCTTCGTCTGCTTCAGGCTCCCCGTCTAAGTAGGCTTGCCACGTTACCCGCTTACCACACAGCTCTGACATTAAACGCCGCGTAAAGCGATCACTGCAAGCCGCGCTATTCTTCAGATCCATGTACCGCTCATGCTCCTCAGTCATGTCG